GCCCACTGGTCTGCTGACAGGTACGCCTTGCGTCCACGGGGGTCTGTAATGGTGGCACGACCATCGACCATCACGTCTATCGTCATCGTTTCCATCGGGCCGTCTTATGCAATTGAAAGTACATCTGTTCTAACCCTGCCGCCAGTTGCTCGCTGTCATCCATGCCCAGCGTGTGCAGGGCAGCGTGTACGAATTCGTGCAGGAAGGTAGCAAACCGCTGCTCGTCCTTGGTCGGTGTGCCATCGACATGGCTAGCAATGCGTATCACGTGCTTGTCGCAGTCGCAATCGCCATAGATACCCTGCAACTTGACAAGGCGAACACGCCAGCGGTGACCCGCCAGCTGGAATGACGTAGGTATTGCGTACTTCATAGCACCTGCCCCTGACTTATTAGCTTGTTTTCAAGTTGGAACATGCCGTCATCATGCACACGCACGATATTGAAACCGTGCTGCCACTCATTTATGGGGGCGTAGAAGGGTCGCAAATTGCATAGGCACCCTGATACCCAGCTGCCTATCACATCGCCCTTTAGACGCGGTCTCTGCACGCTCTGGGGGCGGTGTAGGTGACCGATCAATACGTTGTCCATAAGACGCATTGACAGCGTGCGGGCGGCATTCATACCGCTGGCCTTCATCTCGTGACCGTGATAGATAGACAGCCTGCCCAATTCGATCCCCCTACGACCACCCACCCACGTCACGTTGTGCTGGTGCAAGTCCAGCTGCTGCGCAACCGAGCTACCCCGTACCTTGTCGCTTGCCATTGCTTGCGGTAGGAACCGCTCGTAGCGTTCTTCGTGGTTGCCCTCTTGGTAGACGATCTGCACGTCAGCACCAAAGTACGAGCGTATCTGTGACAAGATCAAGCGCCCTTCCTCCAGTTCATCGCCAAAGGTGATGCTGCGCCGCTTGTCCTTGTCGTGATCGCTGACTTGATACATATCCATAAAATCACCATTGAGCACCAGCGCATCTATGTTCTGGCTGCGCAGGTAACGCAATGCAGCTTCCGTTGCACGCTTGTCGTGAAAGGGCACGTGCACGTCACTGATGACCCCCACTACGCTAGCCTCTAGCTTGTATGGGTTGTCTACTTCATTGTGCCCGTATGGCAAGTCCAACTCATCAGTTTGGCTTACAAGATCAAGCCCCATACCTATGGTTGGGGCTCCCTTCTGTGCCGCCACCTTATCAGCTAATTTGATGCTGATCTTTTGCAGCCTGTGTTCACGTATGATCTCTTGCTCTTCTGGGGTCAGTCGTACTCGGTTCTCTCGTTGCATTACAGCGCCGTATGGTTCTCAAGAGTTAGCTTTACCCGTATGCCTGCCGATGCAGCAAAGGTAACAGCCTCATTCACAATAGCAACAACGTAGATGTTGGTTGCGCTGGCTGTCGTGCCCGTGCGTATGTAGCGCGCAGGGTTTACCGCTGCATTCCAAACCGTGTCACTGACCCGTGTGTAGTTGCTTGTATCAATAGCAATAGGGCCGCACATCAGATTGCTCGTGCTGGCATTGTAGACAGCATTGGTAGCGGGTGCAGTAGGTGCTGCGTCTGTGTACAGGTACACCAGAAGCTTTGGCTTCTTAATGTTCGCACTGCTCGATGCGGTTTCCTCGATCTCAATTTGACGCAATACCAGATGTTGGTTGGTCGTAGATGCGACCGATGCAAACGTGAGCACCTGCGCCTTAAACCCGTAATATTGTGAAAGGGCGCTCGTGCTGATGTCGTCGTATGCAACCCATCCATTGGCAGCTGGTGCCGTCGTGATGTTGGAAGCAATAGGGGTATTTGGTAGGCATGCCATGTCAGTAGTTCCTGTTTAGTTTTCCCAAAGGTATGAATTGCCAGACACTGGCGTGCCTGTTAGATCACCGTTGCCATCATTGCCAAAGTCGCAGCGTGTACGTGCCACATTGACACGACCATACACAGACGTTGGGTAGCCAACTGTCTGGTCGCCCGTTGTGCCCGATGCGATGAACACGCAAATGGTCAGCTCCTGCCCAGCCGACAAGGGTACAAGGTCGCAGCCAGACAACTTCAAATCCTCGATAGGGTCTTCGCCAGCATAGCCACGGTCGATGCTGTCGAGGATTGACCATTGCACGCCATCAATGAACGTCGCAAGGCGGGCACGTGTGCAGCCCGTTGCCACTGTCAGCTTGATAAGCAGCATAGATTCGACAAGGTAGATACCTTCTGCATCAGCTGGGCACACATAGCGCCACTTAGCACCTGCTGTCTGTGGTGTGCCGTTAAATTCAGCCCCCATAATGCGGATGACTTCGTTGTCAAATTGCAAAGGGTCGCTGGTGTTGGTCGTGATAACCACGTCGCTCTTGATGTCCCAGCGTCCTACACGCTCGTACTCACCTACCCAGTGCTTTGCGCGGCGTTCGGCATTGGTCATTGCTCGCATTGCGCTCTCAACTGCCCCTTGCACGTACTGCGTGTCGGTCTGTACGATGGTGATCTGCGTGTTCACGTAGTTGGTCAGCTCATTTTGAAAGCTGACAATGCCCGTACCGCCCCCGCTTCTGCCCCGTGTGGGGAACGCAAGCGCATCAGGTACGATCGAGCGGTCTTTGTAAAGTTCTGAAATAGGCATTATGGCACCAAGGTAAAGCGTACTGTTGCGGTGCCACGCTGCGTATCGCAGGTAACACCTGTTATGACTGCATTAGACCAGCCAAGGTGGCTAAGGTCAGACGCTATATCACTCGTTGATAGGTCTGCTACATTGCCTAGCGCATCCGTTCCCATCAAGATAGTAGGGTAGTCAGTGATGCGCAGCTCAACTTCAAACGTTGCAATGTTATCCTTCCCCAACACGCTGGTCACATAGCGACCAATCGCGAACGGTAGACCACCATACGACTGCACAGCGTTGACCCATAGGTTGTACTCTTGCAATGATGTGTCACCGAACACTGGGTTGGGTGGTAGCGTTCCAACATCTTGCAAGCTGTTAGGGTCGATCGCTGCGTATGTCGTGCCTGTGCTTGCGTCGGTGTACAGTTTAACGGTTGGATGCGCTATGAAGCACTGACCACCAGACTCGTACACGATACGGTTAGTTTGAAACAGCCCGATGCTACGGAAGTCTGCACGGGTGCGGTCACCGCCACCGCTGTAGAGCTGGTTATTGAGTGTGACTGGCAAGTTGTGAAGGTAGTTCTGCAGTGTGAATTGCTGATCCGCACGATTGACACCTGCGTTGACAATCCACTCGCTTACGTTGCCTTCACTAAACATCTGGGTTCTTACTTCTGCCTTCGCTACTGCGTCTTCCGTCTCCGTTATTTCGGGGTGCTCGAGTGCGTTGTTCATCGACATGACAAGCTTGGACGTTTGCAGAGGCTGCTTGATAGGCTTAACAGAGAACCCATACGCAATGTATGGGCTGCCACTGCCCTCGTAGTACGTAGGCTTGTATGTTACCTTCGCTGCAAACGTCTCGCACAAGTCCTTGTACCAGTCCCACGCCGTCTCGTAGCGTGCCCAGCTGACTTCATCGCGTGATGATACCATACCCCCGACCGTGTTGCCCGTATCCTTCTCGATCACACGTGTGACAAGCTTAGCAGTTGACTTGGTAAGGGCTGTGCCCGTCGTGCGTGGGTAGGCATCAGCACATGTGTAGAATTCGGCACAGTTGCCAATGAAATCTGGCATGGTGCCGAACAGGTCGGATGCATTGACAAGGGCGTTGTTGCTCGTGTTGATCGTGCGACACGTCTGGCGTACCAGCTCAGCTGTGATGTTTGTGCGAATATTGCTCATCACATCTGCAAACGACTCCACGAAGAAGCCTGTAGACCATCCCGTATCTTCGACACGTGCCGTGTGGAATGCGTCACTGCGTGCCACGCTGGGGAAGCCTACGTCATACAACACGGTGTGGTAGTTACCTGCCCACGTGTTGCCCTCAATATCAGACATCGGCATGCTCACCATCGCATCGTAGAGCGCATCGACAAGCTCAATGCTAGTAACATACGCCCCAGCTTCCTTCTTATACTTCTGGCTGTTGATCTTCGCAGGCGTGCCCACGAACTCAAGTGTCCACGTGCCCTTGTTAGTGCCGCGGTCACTGAACAGCATGAAGGTGTTCTTGATATTGCCAGTGCTTGACAGACTGCCTACCGTGTAGGTGCCTGTTGTCATCTTCAGCTGCAGTGATGTCTTGAGTGCGTCAGGCAAGTTTGACAGTACCAGCTGCAGTGTCATCTGTGCAGGTGACTGCAGGCCGTAGGGAAGCTTGTCAAATGACGACTCAATAGCACCGATCTCGATTGCGTTGGCTTCCGCCCCCGATAATGTGATGACGGCACTTGATAGGTTGGCAAGGTAGGGCACGATGTCGAGGCGGTAGTTGTACCGCGTGCCTGTCGTGGCTTGCCACTCCTTACGGTAGATGTCAGTAGCTGGGAATCCCATTACCGCAGGCCTTTCACACGCAATCCGAGCGTGACGCTATGATTGCCTGCGCTCTTGTTGACCGATTCGCTGACAGTCTCAATGATGACTGGCATGACATTGCCTGCTGTCGGTGGGTAACGGCGTGACCCGCCCTGCATCGACACCCACAATTTCGGCTTGTTGGTGAGCCATGTAATAAGGCTGTCCCAATCATCGAGATCGGGGTTGCTGCCAGCTTCGTATTGGTATGGGTAGAGTTCAAGTTCAAACGTGTCACGTACCGTGCCCTGCGTTTCGATCCAGCCCGACACGTCCGTGAGCAGTTCAGCCTCGTATGCCTTTTGGTTGGATGGTGCGACAATGAATGCCGTAGTGCTTGCGTGCGTCGTAGGCAGCGCAGTGACTGGGCATTGTGTGTACGCAGCTGTAGCAAGGTCGCTATCAGCTCGGTAGAATGTCGCAACCCATGATGATCGTGTCATCGTCGTGTCTTTCTGAAGTTGGCTTTCTTGATCTGCATGATTACCGCGTCCTTGTCAGCACTCACCACCACGTCAGTAGCCGTACGCTGCAGCACCTGCATTGACTCCAGCTGTTCACGCATTGCGCGAACTTCGCTAACAAGTGGCGACATGTCAACACCTACGGTTGTGCTCACAGCCGACGGTGCATAGATGGTGCTGCGTAGCTCATCAGCAACCGTGATGCGGTTAGCATCCAACATCTTCTTTACATCAGGGAATGACTCAAGTGGCTTGTTGGCGTAGAGATGCTTTATAAGTTCTGTATGCTTGCTTACATAAATTTCTTTTTTGCTATGTTTTTCAACAAGCTTTATAATTTCCGGCGATGTTTCAAGTGGTTTGTTGCTCATCAAATGCTTGATAAGAGCCAAGTGCTTGTGGCGCACTGGTTCTGTTATCTGATTTGTTTGCAGCATCTTTTTGATTTCTGGGTATGCCTCAAGCGGTTTGTTTGCATACAGGTGTTCAAGCAATCCGCGGTGCTTGCGTGTCATTGACTGCGGTGCCACAAACTCACCCTTATGCACAATACCCGCCTCTTGATACTTGCCACCATCCCCAGTATATCCACCGTCAGCGAATGATGCGAGTGCAGCTGATAGCAATGCTTGCAATGATGCAACGGCTGCGAAGCCTGCAACCTGACCGAACGGAGGCGGGATGAATGAGCTAAACAGCGCCACGATCTGTGGTGTGTAGATCGTGAGCAACGACTTCGCAAGATCGCCAGCAACTTTCTTAAGCGCATCGCCTACGTTCTCACCTGCTGCTACCAGCGAAGCAAATTGCGCAGCACCAGCAGCTCCGAGCTGCTCGATGGCCGCCACTCGGTTTTTTGTTACTTCTTCATTGAGCCTGCTTGTTTGCTCTTCCTTCTGCTGTGCTGATAGTCTTGTGCTTTCTTGCACAGCCTGTATATCAGCTTGCAACTTGGTTACAGTGTCAAGTGATGCTTGTGCAGATGATTTGAAATCTTCACTATATGACGTCAGCACGCCCGACAATGCCTGACCGACACTATCAGCTAGTGTACTGAAGAAGGTTGACTGCGCATCCGTGGCAGCTTCTAACCCTTGCAATGCTTGCTGGTATGTTATTTCGCCGCGCTTAAATGAATCAACAAGGTCATCATTTGCCTTGCGTAATTCATCCAACTGTTGTTGCGCTTCTTCGCTGTTGATGTCAATTTCAAGGCCAGCTAATGCAGAGCCAATCGAATCTATTGACGATTGGAACAGATCAAACGGCCCCTTGCGAACGTTGTCAATAGCCTCTGCAAAACCCGTCTCTATTTCTTCGCGTTGTTCCTTCGTCAGATTGCTATTGCGCAGCAACACATCACGTTGCTTTTCAAGCGCACGGACTTGCTCTTCAATTCCGCGCACGATGTCGCTTGATATGAGAGCAACCGCAGCATCTTTTGCTTCATTGCGTATGGTCGCTGCAGCATCTTGTGCACGTATTGCGCCATCATCAAGGATAGCCTTGATCTGATCGCCTAAGACATCGCCACCTTCTCTCGCTGTTAGCGATTCGAAGATCTGTGTACGCAGGTCTGCCAGTTGCTTCTGCGCTTCCTCTGCATTGATGATATTCTTGGCTACATTCTCACCAATGATGCCTGCAGCTTCCGTGAACTCTGGTGTTGATTCGATGAGTGATTTGATAGCTGCATCGGTTTGTGCTTGTACTTGCTTGGCCGTTTCTGCAATTAGCTTGTCAACATCCTGCGTTGCGCCTGCCTCAACGTTACGACGAAGGCGTGCAATGTATGACTCTTGTATCTTGCTGACAGCCTCAAGCCCTTTGGCTTCGCGCTCTTGCAACTGTTGCAAACGTTGCCGTTGTTCTGCACCTTGCAATGCAGCGACCTGACGTTCGCCCTTACTCAATGCTATTGCAAGGCTGTTGTATAGTGACTTGGCGGAGTCAGCATCTGGCCCCTCGATTTTGGTTTTGATTGCGAAGCCTTCGTCATCCACTTCTGCCTGTAGCAACTTCTGTGCTTGATCAACAACTTGCTTTGCATTAGTCTTTTCAACCTGCTTGATAAGCAGCTCGCCTTGCTCCTTCGTAAGCTTACCACTTGCAATCTGTCTATCTATCAGCTCCTGCTGAATATCCAGTTGCTCGGCTTGTGCTTTGCGTAGCGCATCAATTGCTTCACGTGCTTTCTCAAACTCGGACTTAATTTTGCCCGCTGCACCCACGCCAGTCTTGCCTGTTTTGTTAAGCGTGTCGTTAAGCTCTTCTGTCTTCTTTGTCGTGTCAACCACCTCTTCGCCTGCGGCTTTTGTTTCTTCGCCGACTTCTGCCATCGCATCGGCACCTTCTTTAAAGCCGAGTGCCTCCTTGATAAAGTCAGGCAAGATGCTCACGAACTTCTCGAACGCTGAGCGCACAACGCCGAACACCTTCTGCAGCAATCCAAAACTGCTGATCCATTCGCCTACTGCGCTAACCAGCTTGAAAATGACACCGACAAAGCCAGTTACAATGCTTACGACACCGCTAATTATACCAGCGAGCAACTTCAATGCTACATTGAGAACTGTGCCAAGTAAACGTGCAATTACTGTCAGGATTGGTGACAACGCTTTAACAAGCTGAATGACAAGCGGAGCGAATGCCTTGACAAGATCGCCAACCAGCGTCACAACCGTGTCAATGATCGGGCCCAATGAATCACCAAGCGCGTCTATGATCGGCATGATAGCATCAAGCACAGCACCGATAACATCGACAATCACAGGCAGCACAGGCGCGAGGCCTGTGACGAGTCGCTGCACAAGGTCACCGACAACGCCAGTGAGCTTGGTAATGATTGGCGCAAGCTTGTTGAGCAGGTCAGTGATAACGGGGGCAAGGGTACTAAACACGCTTGCGAGTGTGGTGCCGATTGTCGACAACACAGGTGCAATTGTTGTAACCAGCTGACCAATGACAGGCCCAATCTGCTGGATAAGCGGCGTAATGGCTGCGCTGATCTCTGTGATAGCAGGCCCTAGCGCATCCATAATTGCAAGTCCAGCCTCTTGGAAGCCACGTGTGAGCGTGTTCTGCAGCTGTTGTATTACTGCATCAGGTCCCTTTGCTTGCTCTTCTAACGTGTTAAATGTCGGGCCAAGTTCCTTGTTGATTGCTGCGAGCTTGCTTGCGGCATCGCCCGTGCCTCGCAATGTTTCTGCGAGCTGTGGATATTTCTTGGAAAGGGCTTCAATAGCAGCTGCGCCTTCAGGGTCTGCCAGCCCGCGTGACAAAGCCTTGATAACAGCTTCGCCCTTGACTGCGCCACCTGACAGCGACTCGATACCAACGGCTGCCTTGGTCAGATCGGTGTTGAGCTTGCCACTTGCACCAGCCAAACCAGCCGCAGCTGTTGACAACTCATCAACACGTGCGACATCCTGCCCCAATGAATTGGCCAGTGCAAGGTTTGCCTTGGTTGTTTCTTCGATTGCTGCGTTGACATCCTGCACGCCAGCTTGCGAAAATGCGAGCTCGAGCGAATCACCGAGTTCATCGCCAGCCATTGCACCTTCGAACAGCTTGCTTGATAGGCTAGTCAAGCCTTGCACGGCAGCCCCACCAATAGCACCACCGATAACTGATTTTAGGCCGCCAAACTTTGCGCCAAACCCATCGACTGCGCTGTTCGCACCCTTGGTATCAACATCAAGTACGACCCGCTCTGTACCTGATAGCCCATCTACTTTTTCTTTTGCGCTGTCAACTTGCGAATCATCGACTGATATTTTGACCTTGCTGCTGCTGCCCAACTTGCCCAGCAAACTATCTGCAGCCTTCGCAGCCTTTTGCAGTGGTGATGAATCGGCAGCGAGCTTGACTACAAATTCAGATATTGCCATGAGGCATCAGATGCCGTACTTGCGGCGTGTGTTGTCCAAATAATACTCGTGGTCGCTCATGAACTTGGCAGGGCGTGTCATCGTCACTGCTTTGTGCAGTAGAGATAGTTTGACAAACTCATCGTAGTCCATGTCAATGATGACTGTGTAAGGGAGCTGCAAAATAGAGACGAACTGTAAAGCCATCCCTTCGGCGTGATACTCAGGTGGTACGTGGTACTCGTCCAAGTAGTTGCGTTCTGTGTCACGGTCTCTGCCTCTCTCATCTTTGGGGTTCGTTGTTGCTATCGGCCACTGTTGGTAACACCATGCACGCCATAGCGTATCATTGGTATTGGCTGCGAAATGAGTCAATAAATGAAGCCACCTCCCCAGCATCTACGTCTTGCCAGAACTCACCATCAATAGGCTGGTCAATCAATGCCAGTGTCTCGGGTGGAGTCTTGGTGCGATCGACGATCTCACGCACAATATCAATGCCAGCAACCAAAGCCTCTACTGACGTAGGGTACGCACCCGATTGGAACGCAATGAGCTTGCCAAGCTCAGGCGTTGTCATCAGCAGCTGCTGGATACGATTGGCACACCATGCCTTTGCTTCTTCGATAGCTGCGTCACGATCGAACGCAGGCACGTCTTCCTTGCCTTCGTGGTCACGCTTGTACGCTTCCTCGTTCTGTCTTACACGCTCCATAATGGTCGTAGTGTTATACTGCCCATTTAGGCTGACATACATTGACAATTCAGGGAACTTCGTCAAGGCTGTCTTCCATACATTACGCTCTTGCGTTTCACCTGCTTTGTTCGCGATGCTGTTAATACGCCCCATGATCTCCTTCGCCTTGTCTACGTTGCGTAGCTTGACTGCAAAAGGATAGGCCGCAAATGTTTGCCCCTTGTACGTGAACACGTCAGACCTCGGTGTTGTGTATGAAATGGTTGAAAATCGGGAGTGCGATTGCGAAATTTCCAGCTACTGCACATGCACCGACCGTCAAATATAGCATGGCAGGTGCGAACACCCGTGCGCGATCCTGTGCGATTATGCAGTTGGCATAACCAAACGCGATTGCGACGAGTGCCACAGGGTTAGCCCAGAGGATGCCCAGCGCAGACCCTCCCAATGGGTAGATCCATACACGCCAGTCGTGCAAGGTTGGGCGATGCTTTGCAATGGCTGCCTTCATTGGCTCACGTAGCCAGTCAATCCGCTGCTCGTCAGGGTGTGGGTGGGTGACTTCATGCAGGTGCAGCCAGATCATCAGGGCGAACAGGAAAGCCGCTGCAATGAACACCGTGTCAACCGTACCGAGCAAATACAGGGCAGACCATGCAGACGCACGTTCGTGCACGAGCCAGCCAAAGCCAATCATCAGCACCGCCACAATAGGGCTATTAGCCCCACAAACCGCCGCTGTTGCAATCCAAGCAAGCGAGGGTACGTCTAACAGCACAGGCCACGATACGGACTGTCGTAACGTCGGAAGGCATAGCAGCGCAGTGGCAACGATCGTACCGTTCACCCCATGCATCTCTGCAAACAGATGTGACATGACCGTGAGAATGCCGTAGCTGACCATATGCATAATGCGCCATGCCATGACCGATGGCAGCAGCGTAGCGAGGAAGCGTAAAGCATAGGGGCGGGGAACATGCATCCCCCGCCCTGCTGCTAAATAGTACCCACCATCGGGCGTTATACTCAACCGAGAATCAAGCAAACAAAAGTAGTAGATACTTGCCGCGATGGTGAGTGTTAGAATCATCCGAAGAACACCGCGCCAAACTTGCGTGTTGTCGTGTTCAACGTCTGTGATGCTGCTGTAACGAGCACGCTTGTGAAGTAGGTAGACGCTACTGTCAGTGTACCTTCCAGTGCTTGCGCTACGAATGACAGCGTTGGCTTGTTGTAGACGTTGCCAGACTGGTTCCAGCTGCCCGATGACTTCTGCGCAACACCGAACATGTGGAATGCCTTGCGCTTGTTGACAGATGTGCCTGTGCCGCTGACCACACCACCCTTGATGATAATGTAGAGCGGTGTGCCTGCGGAAGCTGCACCGGGCATCGACACGCCGTCCTCAAATGTAATGTCTTCTGGTGTGCCTGCTGCGCCTGCCGTTGGGCGTGCGTAGTTTTCGACAAACGTGTTGAACGCTTCGTCGTCCTGCAGCTGGTTGATCGTGACCGTAGCTACGCCCTGATCGTCGAATGCTACGTCAGTGTCGATCTGGTCTGTGCCAGTGTAGACAGCGACCGTGCCAACTGTCGGTGTTGTTCCGTTTGTGGCTGTGTACACATACAGTGCACGACCGCCATTGATAACATAACCTGCCATGGGTTATTGTCCTTTCAATTCAAGATATGTGTTGAGATTGTTGCGCAGTACGTTTGTGTAGTAGTCAGATAGGTAGGTGCGGTCTGTTGCGATCTGCTGGCAAAGCATCACAACGTTGCGCCCCATCTTCTTTGTCAATCCGTCCTTGTCGATGACGTAGCCTATGTGATATACTCCAATGTCCGCCTCCACGGTTGTGAACCCCATGTCCTTGATCTGGGGCTCTATCTGCTCGTGCACCTTCCCGCGCCATTCAATACCCTGAATGTTACGATGTGCACGGCAGTGTGGCACTGCGTAAAACGATCCGCGTTTGTTGTCTTCGTATGGGGGTTGGTAGCCATAGCAGCCTACCATAACGCCAGCCACGCCTAGTGGTAGCGTCGTAATCTCTCGGATGTTGTCATGTTGGAATGTGAGCAAACGATCGTCGGTGTCCATCCAGAAACACCACGAACGGTTGCACAGTGCGAGCGCTGCATTACGTGCCCGTGCAAAGTCCCATGCTGCATAGTAGAATGTAGCGAGAATGTACTCGATACCGTTGATCGTTTCCTTGCGGTCGACCGTTACCGTACCATCTTTCTCTGAGTCGTGCACGGTGTTGACGATAACGCACTCAATACCCTTTGGCAGAGTGTCAAGCATGCCCCGTAGGTAGTGCTGGTCTTCCTTGCGTGTGATCGTGTAAAACGTCATGTCGATCATCGACACGTCGCTCTGTTCCTGTGCAGCTGCCTGCTCTTGCGTTACGTCAACTTCGCCTGTCAATAGTTCTTTCCATTTACCCATTGCCACCCTCAAACTTGTTGAATAGAATTACGTCACACGTGCCATCTTCATCTTCAGCTACGACGCAACCGTTGACCGAGTGTTCGGTGCCTTCGCCTGCAGCCTCTTGAAAGTAGACCTTGCACACCCCGTGCACGGCTTCCCAGCTTTGCAGCTGGTGGATTAGTTGTGCCGTTGTCATGCCCAATGCCCAAATGAAAGTGTAACATCACAGTCAACTTCGACCTTGTTATCACCGTTGTCAATATGCCCACCCAACATAGTCACGTTCGCCATGCGGATGGCTGTTGTCGTACCGTCATTGTGGGTCTCTTGCGTGTCCAGCCTGATCGAGCGGATTGCCTTTTCAATCTTGCTCATCGTGTCGCTGTAGGCTTCAAACGATTTGCCTGTTGGTGTTGCTCCTTCGCTCGCTACTGCTACGTCACCCCAGATGCGGATTGTGCATAGGTAGTCATTGATGCGCGATGACTCAACCATCGTAGCAGGTGTGACCGTTACAATGAATGGATAGACAATCGTGCGCTGTGCCGTCGGCTGCAGTGTCTTATTCAGTACACGCTGCACACGAAACGTGGGCTCTGTTGCAAGTGCAGAGCGCACGGCCTCGAGTAGGTAGGTCAGCTTGTTAGACGATGGCATTAGGACTCCAGAACTTTAGCGAGGCGCTTGTAAAAACGTGGCACTTCCTTTTCAGTGAAAGCTTCGAACCCAGTGCGCAGGTACGGGCGTGCTCGTATGTTGCGCTCTTTCCAACCGTACTCGTGCACACGTGCGTATGGTACCTCTTTCAAGCTGATACCGTACTCAAGAAAATACACGTCACCCTTCTGCACAACCGTCGTGATATTGCCTGACTCGTTCGGTGTGAATGACCGTGACAACCTGCCACTCTGAATGCGCAGTTGGTTGGTCGTGTTACGTGGTGGCTTGACTTCGTTACCGATGTCCTGCCCCATCTGTTCAAACATGTACACTGTCAGCAGGTTCGGGGCTTCTTGCAAGTAGCCCTTAATCAGTGCCTTGACACGTTCGATCTTGTCGGCGAATGGTGAATCAGTAGCCATTAGATTATGTGCAGTCTGTAGTGTGCAAGCTTTTCCGTGACGATAGGGCGCAGGCGTTGGATAGCCTTGCTAAATGTCGTACCACCCTGACCCTCTGTTACCGCTGTCATGCCGAATCGCTCCGACTGCCCAGCGTATGGTGTTTCATAATACATTTCCTTGACCAGCTCATAGCCAGCAACAAGGATGTCAGCAGGGACATTCGCAGCTGCCCACCCTACCGTAGCTGTGTACTCGTACTCAAGGAACGGTACGAAGCCATCCTTATACCAAAGCGTCTTGCCATAATGGCGGGGGCGCAGTGCATACGCTGCTACGTCTACTGTTGTCCACGCAAACGTTGGGTCTTGTCGGTACTTGAGTGACGTGCTCGTAACAGGCACCGTGTAATACAGTGCGTGCTCTTGCTCACCCATACCATCCCAGTATAACGTAAGGCTTTGCGCCTCTACTGGCTGGTTGACAATGCCCTCAATCTCATCCTCTGCTGCTGCGATCATGCGCCCTATCAGAGCGTCCATGCTCGTATCAATAGGGTCGATGCGAAGCCAGTCTGACTTGACAACGTTTGTAGATAGGTACGCCATTACGCTTGCGCCTTCATGAGTTCGTATGCGAGTTGATCCTTGTCATTCATCTTCACTGGTAACACGTAGCATAGCAGCCGCGTGCGACGGTAGCGACGCACATTGACCGCATCATCTTGGTTGCCCCCTAGCACCATGATGTTGCTTGCGTCTTCGCCTTCGTAAAAGCCAACATGCCCACCGCCCGTGCGTGTAAGCACGACAATGCAACCCTTGACAGGCTTGTCAATCTTTGTGCCCCAGTTAGCCCACGAGCGGGCTGCAGCTGACCGTGTCCCGACGTAGCCTGCCTTCTTCATCACCCAGTTCACAAACGACGAACACCACGGCACCTCATCATCGGTCGCTCGTAGTGTTGTTGCGCTGTGATATTCGACAATGCGGGGGTTGTCAGCTATGCCCTGCAGCTCTTTAACTCCGAGCTCACGGCGTGCGACTTCGTACCAGCTGAAATTGTGACTCATAGACCTCGCTCGTAGAATCGTTTGTATTTGGCGAGACGTTCGTTCTGCAGACTGACAGCATGTGCTATACGCTTGATGCGTAACCAGAGACGAATAAGCAGGGGCGGGCGATCGTGTGGGGTCATGGTTGGGGTTGGGGGGCTATGCACAATGCCCGCCCCTTATTCGTTTTACTGCTGCTTTGTTCCGCCTGTTACGTCGCTATCCTTTGCGAACAGACCGATAACAAACACGGTCGTAGCAAGGATTGCTTCTGTCGGGATTTGCAAACCGAACACGCTGTTAATGATGAAGGCAAGACCTCCAATGACACCAGCTACGGTTGTCTTCCATGACTTCATGATAAGTCCTCGAATGGTGGTAAACATGTAGGGCGTTGTGCCCGCTACTAACTTAGTCATACGCACCATCTTGTCAATAGACAAGCCTATGCGCTCGGAGGCTGTCAGCTGCCAGAGCTTTTCAATCTCCGCTTTGCCAACTGTGTTGTCGATGGGTTCAGCGTAGCGACCGTCGAATGGTGTCAACACGTCGCGCCGTACCGTCGGCACTCGTGTGATCTCCAGCTCGCTCGATCCATTGGATTCGATATTCATGATCGCTCACTTGTGACTGTATTAGATCCAGCTTGGTCACTGTCTCCTTCATGCTTGACAGTTCATTCTTGATAACAGCCATGTCTTCACGTAATGCAAGCACCGTGCTGAATAGCGCACTGCCCATAGCTACGATGACTGTTGCTGATATTCCGAGCATCCATTTGGTGAATGTGTCTGTCATGCTTATGCCTTCGGGTACTGCGCTTTAATCGCAGCACGCTTTGCGTAGAGTTCAGAGAGTCGTTGTGTGTACTTGTTGATGTCGTCTTCATTGCCTGCTGCTTGTGCCATGTTCAGTTCTGCTGTCAGCTCTGCAATGTCTTGTAGGTAGATACCTTCGTTAGCGTACGCTTCGGCACGCTTGACGTAGTATGGTGGCTCGAAATAACCAGAGGCAATAAGCTCATTCCACTTTGCGATGCATTCGTCGTACGTTGGAATCGGTTCGTTCGGATCGATCCACGTTTCGACCATGCGCTCGTATGTACGATGCGAAGTAGCACCGCGAAGACCAAGTTGCGAAATGACGATTGCTAAGTTCATTACACTGTCCCCGCACTAAGTTTGCTTGCTCTTGCGTAGTCAGTCCTAAAGTATGTTGCTGCATTTGCTATGCTATTTTGTATGGCAACATTTAACGTTATGTCGACTGTAAAGTTCACGCTACTTTGGACAGCATGCAAATTATTTGCTAATGCTATGTTTTGATAAACTCGCAAGTTGTTAGTTGAATTCCCAGGTCTTGCGTATAGCACATTGCTACCTACCCTTATAAATGAAAATTCAAATTCAGATCTTACAGATCCAGCCGACGAGGCACGCAAAGTCGATCCTGAATTTTCTGTTAAACCAGTTCCGCCTACATATGTTGTGAGAGTGTTTTGACTACCAGAATTATTTAACAGTTCGTACGAAATAAACAGCACCATTCGCTCTCCGTCTGCCCATGTATTAGCTGGCACGACGAAGCTTGCAACCGTCGTTTTTGTTGTTGTGTTTTCCGCGTCTGCTATTGTAACGCTATAAGTTGTTTCCCCACCAGCAGGCGTAGCCCACGTCTGGTCGCCACGCAAGAACGTTGTATTGTTCGCCGTGCCACTACCAAGTCGCGCCGTGGCGATCGTACCCGTAGTAACGTCGCTCGCGTCGATGTTGATTTCGTCACCGCTTTGCAGCTCTTGAATCTGGCCAGCGGTAAGAACGAGTGGTTTCTTGACAGCCATTCGTTACGCTAATGTGATTGGTTGTTGTTGCTCAAATGCAATCGAGGTTGCGGATACTGCGATGCCGATCTCTTGTGAGATGTGCCCGCTCGTTGTTGGTGCTGTGCTTGTTACCGCGCCCGCGCTTGAGCCGCTAAGGTAGTACGATACACCTGGTGTCAATGATGTGAGTCCTGTGATGTCGCCACTCAAGTACACCGTAGCATCTGCTGGGCTTGTCACCGCGTCCAATACAAAGCCATGTGCACGGCGTCCGTTGCTTGCATCTGCTTTGCGCACCTTGCGTGTACCGCTGTCATTCCAGATGTTGACAAGATCGCCAGCGCTAAGGTTCTCGGACGCTGCGATTACTTCCGTATCAGCTCCGATGCCCGACGGCATCATAGAATTATCGATACGTCCTGATGAATCGAGAGCAATGATTTTACCAGCAGAGCCAGCGCCTGCGCTCGTTGTTGTTGCTTCTACTTCGGCAAGTTGCCCGCTGTTGTTCTTTATGTACTTATCTGCCATTGTTACACCGTTGTAATTGTTGTGTCGATGTCGACGATGATTGTTGTTGCTGTGATTGCCTTCGCTACATGCACCACTACACTGCCAGCACTAGGGGCTGTCTGTGTTAGTGTACCGTTTGCTCCTAAGTAGATAGCGCCCTTAGTCCATGACCACGACGCATCTGTCATCTGTCCGTTTGTCTTTACTACAATCGTGTCGCCAGCATTGCCAGCTGTCGCGCTAATGCCGATCACCAGCGCATTGGCTAGCGTGTCGGGTGTTGCATACTTTGCTTCGCCGTTTGCATCGGTGGTGATGCAGCGCAGTGCAGAGATAGATGTGCCTGCTACCAAGCTCGTATCTACGTTCGCACCTACGCTCCCGCCTGACTCGACTACCAGCACAACATCTTCCGTAACAAGATCAAGCTGCGACGTGAGCGTGTTCACGTTCAGCGTCACCGCGTCTTGCACATTGACCGTTATGCTTTGGCTCATTGGGTTACCTCATTGACTACCGACACGTTACCACGTAGCAACTCTGACGTAGCACCTGATATAGTCACCTCAAGATCCCATAGGTAGTTGGTGCCTGCTGTCAATGCCGCAGTCTCTGCACCTGTCAATGCAATTTGGAAAACGCCATTAGCTGCGTTGGTAATGGTGCATGTAAGCGTAGCGACAAGCGTGCCCGTGACCGTGCGTATCTGTGAAGCAAAGGTGTAGCCACTGATGTCAGTAGTGGTACCGTTCGCCTTGTACGTGATAGTGCGCACAAAGGCAGCACCACGACGTATGATAAGGTCTACAGGATAGCCCGCATTAGTAAAGGTTATCGGCATGTGTTACGCTCCGTTATCATGCGTCGTCGTCCCGCTTTGTTCGCCATGCTTGCCAGTAGCAGTTGGGGCTATCTGACAATGCTATAATTTTCAGCGTTGTCATAAGCCCGACTGGGATAATGTGTTCGACACCCTTTACCAACGTAAACCCTATTTCAGCCGTTGGTGTTGTGCCGTCGTAGGTGATCTTCGCATCATGGGCATGAACCTCTAGCGAAAGGTAATCAGCTTCGGCAGGTGGTACTAGTGTTACCGCTGCCTCTGTTGACAACGCTGTTGTCTGCAGCGTGCCTATGCGAATGCGTGTGAATCCTTCATTGTGCATATCGGTCTTTCATCAATGAGATTGCCTCTGGAGCCGTAGCCCCAGAAGCAGTCTCACTTAGAGATTGAGAGCAGCAGCAATGCCCTTGCCTGCGTTTGTCAGTGGCTGGTTTGCCACCTTATTTGCATTGTAGTGCGCCGCGATCGCTACGCCTGTCGTGCCATTGCCAGCAACTGCTACGAGTTGAAGGTAACGCTTGCGACCTTGTGTGTTGATCTCGAAGCTGAAGATCTTGTTATCGTCCGTGTCCGTTGGCAGTGCAGGTGCACCGCTCGCACCGTAGACAAGACCTGTGATGTCAGCACCCGAATCGAGTGTTGTGCTGTTCGTAGCTACGTCTGACTCTTGCACCTTCAACGCTGTGAGCGCGATGTCCGTTGCACCGATCACCACATCAATGTTGACATAGTCAACACCAGCTGTGTCGATGACATACGACGTGGCTGTCGCGTTGTCGAGAACTTGAGGAAGGACACAGATACCCTTCTTAACACCTTGCAATGATTCCATGGTATTCTATCCTTTCTTAGTTCTTAGTGATGAGTGCTGCGAGTGAACCGCGCTTGCGGTTAGCTGCAGTCGTATTGTAGTTACCGATGTCGTGCACGTTGATGTCGAAGCGCTCTGTTGTCACGACTTCCCAGATCTGCGTGCGAATGTTCTTGTCTGTCTCTACCGTTGTTGCCTTGAGATCGCCAAAGTCAACTGCGTTTGACATGCTACCGAAGTAGACAGGGATGTCATTAGCTGCAGACTCTGTTGGCATTGTCTCGACCATGACAACTGGGTAACCGTCGAAGCGCTCCATTGGTACGCCGTTGACTACCTCTGTTGCTGTCACGCCACCAGCTGCATATGCAACACGTGCCATGACGTCGAAGTAGAAAGCAGATGAACAGAAGTAAGCGTAGTCATTGCCTTGTCCCTGACGTACCTTGCCACGAAGTGCAGCGAGGTTGTCACGTGTCACGCCTGACCATGCGTTTGATGCAGCGACTACTGCGCTTGCAAGCTTTGCCTTGTCAGCGTCTGTAGCCCACGTACCACCACCAGCAACGAGTGTGTTCTCATAGCTCTTGCGAAGGCCAGTGATACCGCCATATGTTGACGTTGCATCGCCCAAGAACAAACACTTGTCTTCCTTGTCAGCAAGACCGTATGCAGCCTCACGTGTGATCTCATCGACGACGTTCACGAGCGCATCATCTGCGAGTTCGTACGTGACATATGTAAGGTGTCCGAGCTTCTTAGCTGACAGTGTTGTGAAGCCGTAGCTAAGGTCAGATGCAGTTGGTGCAACACCTTCGCCTACGAAGTACACGTTCTGGTCGCCTGTAAGCTTGATGCGCTTGTGCACTGGTGATGTCATAGGGACGACACGTGCGTACTGGCGTGCAATACCGCGTGGCTCCTTAAGGTTCCAGATAGCGTCTTCCCAGAAGTCAGGTACCAAGATACCAGCTGTTGCGTCGTTGCCTTCTGTGAGGGTCTTGACAGCAACGCCGTTATCCATGCACCACTGGTATGATGCTTGATCACCAGAGACTGCACGAAGGAACTTGCCTACCTTGTAAGCTTCCTCATTACTCTTGAAATACTGCGACTTGTGGCGTGACTTTACTTCCACCTTCGTGCCTCCGTTTGACTTTGTGCCCGTAGGCAGTGCGTTGGCTGGTGCTGACCAGTCTGCTGACTTGATGCCTGCCAGAGCTGCGCGTGCTGCGAGCTTCTTTTTGCGGACGTTGTCAAGCTTTGTGATCTTTTCAGCTACTGCAACAACTTCATCTTCTGACAGCATTGCTGTTGAATCTTCACCATCTGCAGCTGGTTGTGTCAGAGCGAGCAGCGCGTCGCGTACTTGTGCGAGCGTAGCTGCCATCTCTTCTGGCGTTGCGTTTGGATTCGCCATCAGGGCGTCCAACATCGCAAGGATTTCTTCCAATGTCATAGGTCTAAGCCTTGTAATAGGTTGCGTAATACGATTGCCTTTACCTTCGCCTGTTCAGATGCTTTGCCTTCATCCGCTTTCGGCTTTGGTGCAGCGTCATCGAGAATGCGAATGATCTCCTTGCGTGCTTTGCCGAGCGAGTCTGCCAATGCCATCAATGCCGTAGCATTACGGTTGGACAGAACACGCCCCGCCTTGACTCTCATAGCTGCACGTGCCTTCGTAGCTTCGACCGCTTCCATGAGTTCCGTTTCCAGCAACTCAATACGGTCTGTGTAGTCAGCACTCTTCACAGCCAACAAGGACGTGGCTGGGTTGGCACCTACGAGAACGGGTGACCATTCGTGTAGTTTTACTTCGTGTAGTTCGCGCACCCCGTCCTTGTACCCATCGAGCACTACCTCATACCCAATGGAGAACTCACGGAACAGACCACGCTTGATCTTGAGATAGGTCTCCCATGAGGACGGGATGTCCTCGAAGAACTGACCACGGATGAACAGACCACCGTTGCCCTTGATGGCTTCTGGTAGTCGCGGGTCACCTGCTGACAGTTCCTCGATGTACAGGGTGGTCGCTACTGGGTTCTCCCAATCGTGAGCAAGCACACCCGTTGGCAGGCTGGTAGCAATCGACTTGGTGAACGCACCGGGCATGACCCGTTCGTTGTAGCTGTCGAGATTGCCGAACACAGATACGACCGCTTCGATGATTCCCTCATCGCCTGCACTGACGGTCGCTGTAAGTGATTTGATTTCGCGCTTCATGTTGTTGCAAAGCTATACAAAAGTTTTACCAAAAATGCAAAGCAATTCGTGCTGTTAGCCCTTTGCCTGCTTGCCCAGATTCTTACGTCGTACGGGACGCAATACGCAGCGGCAGTTGACTACCTCGCTCGCACTGCCACCGCTGCCTGGGCCTTTGCTGCCATTAGGGAACGTACCACCCATGACTACCCAATCACCGTCTTGATTCTTATGGCTGGCACGTACGACACCATCACGGCGTGTCGTCCATACCTTTACTACTTCTTCTTCTGGGTCTGTCTCATCATCATTGAGTGATGACCATGTAGATGTTGCTACCTCGGTAGATGATGCGCGTGCGGTCGTGCGTGCTATCGCCTTCGCACGTGCTGGGGGTAGGGTTTCAAACTTGTCTGTTAGGGCTTTCTCGATCTCATCGGCTGTGGAGCCTGCCAACCCCGTCACGGTCTTTTGCACATCGTCACGGATTGCTCCTATGCTTTCCGTGATGTTGGCGGCCATGTCATTGGTGACCTTACCGAGGGTCTTATCAAGGTAGCTCTGCACACTTGCCATGTCTGCACCGACCTCTGTAACCGCCAGTTTGGTGATCTCTTGCAAGAGCTGTTCACGCCACTTGCCCGTGGCCTTCATGTAGCGCTCGATAAGCAGCGACAATCTTGGGTCATTTGCCTTGATCGCAAGGGACTTCCCGCCTTGCTTCTTTACATCACCAACTAGCACGTCACCCACCTGTTCAATCAGCTCTTGTGTGGGCTTCTGCAGGCGTTCGCTGTAGTCACGTATGGTCTTGTCCATGCCTTGCCAAAACGCTTCTGCTTTCACGTCTGCGCTCTGGTCGATCTTGCCTGACTGGGGAAGCTCCTGCCGTTTCCATTTCATCGCCACTGCGGGGATATCCCCGGGGCTCATTACCTTGATGCCAAGACCGCTGTATGCCTGACGTGCGGCGCTATCGTTATCAATCGCGAGCGAGACGTTGTAATCTTCCTGCAGCTTCTTCGCCTTGTATTCCTTCCAAACGTTAGACGGTGCTGTGGTGTCATTCAGGTGCAACCCGTCATAGAATACGCCAGCACGTTGGAGCTCGTTGCGTGTCGACTGCTCACGGGTGTTGCTACGACCCGTCACGATCTCGATACGGTGGTCTTTATGCAGCTCGTTGACATATGCTACGTTCTTAGCAATGCCCTCGTTGTTATCATTAAGTAGCGTGCCATCTATGTCGACAATGACCACGTTGTCACTGTCTTCCGTCTTCATGCCCGCTGACATGAAACCCATGCTCGGTGCAGGCACCAACGAGAATGCGAACTTGTCACCACCCTCTGCAGCTGGGCCGTAACCCATGCGCTGACGTGCCTCATCAACCGTAATCAGGTTCGCGTTGAACTGTGCCACAACTGGGTAGATAACGCTGTCAGGGTCGCTCTGCAAAGCTGCCACGTTGGACGTGTCAAACTCAAGGTCAACTTCTGGGTACTCATCTACGAACGACAGCTCTACCTGTTCCTCCCATGTATTCCACGTAGGCACACGTGTGAGGGTGGTGTACTCTTGAAACGCCGTCTGCATGTTACTGTACTTGCTGTCGATAGCAGAGGCTGTCATGACCACTGCAGAGCTGATACGGTAGATGCTGCAAATGGCTGTCTCGTATTGCTTAAACTGGCTAGACGCTTCCATCTTAGAAACGTCCAGACCCATCTGGGTATAGCTCATACCAGACGGAAGCACCACAGGCTTGCCTCGGTTTGCACCTGTTGTGTTCGATTGAAACTGTTCCTTGAGCGATTCGGCCTGTTGGGCATTGATCGTCTGCTGCACACTCAACACGCCAGACGGTACACCGTTGTTGCGTAGGTAGCTGTACAGCGTAGCCATGAGCTCGTTGTATGTATCCACATTGATACCAGCAGCACGGATAGGGCTGATACCTAACACGGGGTTCAGGGGGTCGATGTAATAGCTGCGCAGGTGGATGATGTCGCGGGGGTCAATCTCTTTCTCGACACCCTCGTACTGGTACTTGTAAAAGTCCACCCACTGGCCTGACTCACTGATAGGCACGATATGCCCACTGTGGTAGGGGCGCAGCTCGATCACCTGCCCGTACACATTGCGCACCTTGTGGATATAGCAGTTGCCACCAATGTCGATGTAGGTGCTGACGTATTGCCAGAACTGCGACTGTGACATGTGCTTGTTAGGGCGACGGAACAGACGTGTAAGCGGGTGCGCCATGATAGGCTGCTTGCTCGTTGGGTCGACTGCTACGAGGGGCGGTTCATTGAGCGTCGTAGCCCGCGTTGCGATGCAGGCCAGTACGACCTGATTTAGGTAGGCTTTGGCTTGCTGTTCAAACGCCCTGCGGTCTGGTGCTTGGTAGCGCTGCCCTGTGCTCGACATAATCGGCATTCCTGCGGACTTGACCGCCCAGCTGACGATGGAGTGTTTAAGATTGTCTAGTAGTGCCATGTGTTACAGTGCTATGATTTGGAGTTTGTTAGACAGGGCGTGGACAGCGTATACCATGGCATCAACCATATCGTCGTGCTGCCCATTGGGGAAGTTCAATAGTTCGTCTTCAAAATAGATAGGAAGCCCACGGGTCATGTGCAGGTAGCCATGCTCAAGCTTGCCTTCGATCGGCATAAAGCGAGCCAGCTTGTCACCCTGTGGTGTGATCGGGTCGATGGGGAGCATGGTCGTGCGAATGAGCTCCTGTGCCACGTATGCCTGCGCCTGCACCTTTTCAATCGCCACCGTCTCCACATGCCACTTGTCAGCGTACTGCTTGATCGTGGTAAGGATGTCGTTAAACGTCAGGCGCTCGCGGTGCACATCTACCACGTGGACATTGCCCGCTGCGTCTTCACCTACGACGACGATGGCTGTGTAGTCTGCCTCATCCTTGAGGCTCACAGCAAGGTCAACCCCCATGGCATAGCGTAGGCAGTTGGCACCGTCGCTATATCGCAGCCACTCACGCTTGACACGTGCACCCTCGAAGTCGACAAACCTACCCTCAATCTCCTGCTGCGCAAAGGACGTGCTGTACTTGCGTGCAAGGTTGTCTACATAGTCCTTAGGTAGGTGGTGGTTATCACGGGTGCTGGCGTTGTGCAAAGCGTAGCCATATGGGTTGGCAGGGCCGAACGCACGGTATAGCCAGTTCTTACGGTTGGGAGATGACGTCACCCACCCTGCGATAGGGTCAACGCGAATACGACCGAGCATAACGTCAAACACGTCCTCGCTGCAATAGGCTCCCTCATCCATCCAGAACCAATTTAGGTTGGGGCCCCGCAAGCTGTCTGGGTTGTCACCCGATCGGAACAGCACGGTGGTGCCGTTGCGTAGGGTGGCGCTGTAGTCTGGTGACTCACGGAACTTGGTGATGAGCGGCCCGCAGATCTCCTTGAACGAGCGTACGGTAGCGTCACGGAGCATGCCATACGTCGGGGCTACAACGGTGCCTGTTGTGCCTGCTGGTTGACGTAAGATCTGCAGGACGCCTGCGAACGTCTTGCCCGAACCGATACCACCTACGAAGGCTTTAAGCTTGGTAGGGTCTGTCAGAAAGGCGTATTGAGCGTCTGTGCACTCGACGTTGACGGTTGCTGTCGCCACTATACAAATGCCCCCTGATCATGGATGGTGACGGATTTGTATAGAGAGCAAGGGGTGCTACAGAAAATCTTTGGGCACAAACGTGATGAAAGATTTGTATTAGGAGCAAAGGGCTCTACAGAAAATCTTTGGGCACAAACAGCACAAAAGATTTCTATTAGGAGGAATGGGTCGTATAGAAAATCCGTGAGCAAAAAGTTGTCATGAATTTTCTGTAGATCGGGTTTCGCGTTATAGAAAATCCGTGACCAAAAACGTGAGCAAAGATTTCTATTAGGAGCAAACCGCTCTATAGAAAATCCGTGAGCACAAACGTGGTAAAAGATTTCTATTAGGAGGGAACGGCCGTACAGAAAATCCGTGACCACAAACAGCACCAAAGATTTGTATAGAGACGAAAGCGGTCTACAGAAAATCCGTGACCACAAACGACCCAAAAGATTTCTATAGCTCGCTACAGAAACCATGGGCTATTTCTTGCCTAAGTTAAGCACAATGTCCCCTGTGTTGTTGACCTCCTGCTGACCCTTTTCCGACCACCCAAAGCGGTTCATCATCTGCAAACGGTAGTTCTGCGCATCGAGCCGCTCACCACGGTCTACGAACGTCAGGTGCTTCTGCCCCTTTTCCTCCCACCACTTCTGGCATAGCAGCTCCGCCTTCTCATGTGCTGCATGAAACTCTGGCTGATAGTGTTCACTATTCGGGTTGATCCAGTTGTAATACGTCTGCCTAACAACACCGATAGCGCAGCATCTTGATACTATGCTGCCCCCATCCTCCGCGCACGCGATGATGGTGTCTAACATGCTTGGTTCGTACTTGCTAGTCCACATACCCGACATTACGAATTTCCTTGGAAATATCCGAATAGTTTACTATGCGCTCATCGAAGAGCTATCATCGCAAGGCATAAGTACTATCCTGTTGAGAGTTCTGAATTGTCAAGTAATCCTTTACAGTTGCACTGGCATAGGGAGTCGAACCCTGCTGCACCCTGCACATGAATCCACGCCAATGGGTTGTGTGCTGTGCTTGCCAGTAACCTGCACCCCGCCTTACGATCCCGCGTGAAACGGTGGTTGCATTTGGGGAGGGTCAAACCATTGTCACCTGTGGTATGTGTGAAAAATAGTTGACAGTGTGGTTAGAACCTGACAAGGTCGTGTTCTTCGTATTCATAGTCCCAGCTCACGTCTGGGTCGTCGATCATGACCTCGTGGTAGATGTTGTTGCGTGCTTCGTTCTTTGCCGCTTCGATTCCTGTGGCGGTAATGTTATACGTACGTTTTACCTGCATGATGACCTCAATGCGGTAGTTTTTCGTTTTGCTTGCCATCTGTTACCCCGTGGATAGTGTTTAATGCCCCCTTACGGGCTCGTGGTTGCGTTTTTATTCGTCATGTGATACTTTGGACAGGTAAGCCTGTTTGAACGCCTCTACCGCGTCGGGAGATAGTTTCGGTCTGTTAGCTATCTCGATGACCTGAGCAGGCAAACCACGTGGTGCTGTTCGCGCTGTGGTATCACCCTGCTTGGTTTGTTTGTCTGTGTAGCCCTTGCGCCAGTTCCGTGCAGCTGCTTTCCAATCCTTCATTGGGTTCCTACCCACCTTCCATCCGTTTGCGGTGTAGTAGTCAATAAACCGCTGCGCTTCATCTGCTGGCATGCCCAGCTCCGCAAAATACTTGACTGCCTCTGATAGGTTAGAAGGGCGTGTGCGGTGCGCAGCACCACTATCTTCTTTATTCTCCTTCTTCTTCTTTACTTCTTCTTCTTTATATAGTTGCACTTCTGTTGCACTTCTGATTGACTTCTGTTTTACTTCTGTTGCACCGCTTTCTTGTAACCTGCTGTAGTTGCATATACTTAGATGTGTTACCCCGTGTGACTTTTGTTTGACAATCATGTTACTTCTGTTGCACCATTTCAGGAACGATCTGACAGTCTGCTCGGAGACCTTGCAAGCAAACGCAATAGCCTCCACTGACATCAAAACGTCGCCTTTGTTTAGCGTGACGGGCACACCATTGACCGTCGTAGTACGTGGCTTGCGGGCTGCTCTAATAAGCAGGAACACCCACAGCTTGAAATAGTCTGGCTTCATTCGCCAGATCTCAGAGCTCTCAATACGTCGGTAGAGCTTGATCCAAGATTCGTCCATTCCAGATACACCAATCCCCAGATCATGCTGACGTACCACGGTGGTTACGACACCGCTCGTAGCGTCTCCGATACGAGTGTCTTCATGGTCTGGGGATGTGTTCGTTGGCTTCATAACGTAACTGTTTTGGTATGCAAAGATACTACACCGTTTGACGCAATGTCAAATGGTAGGTGTGCTGTTGAGTGCCCGCTTGATCGTGTCGATTGTCTTAGCATTGCATAGGTCGCGGGGTTGGCATCGGATGATGCGCCAGCCCATACATGCCGCCTCGTTGTACTTTTCCATATCCTTAACAAACCCAGCCCCGCTGGTATGCCTGCCGCCTACCCATACGCCGCCTTCGACCTCTAAAGCAACCATGTGGTCAGGCCATGCGTAGTCAAACCGCCAGCGGCGCGTGGGGTGGAACCTGTGCTCCGTGAGGGGCATGGTTAGCCCCTCCGAGCGCAATAGATGGCTAAACGCTAGCCAGTCAAGATTAGAACGGGACATCTTCAAATGCCTGCGTAAGATCGCGTGTGACGCCTTGCGTGCTCGCTGACTCAATGCCTCGCACTGCCAACGATGTGAACACGCCATCTTGCCCTGTCTTCTTGCTTGTGTACTTGCGTCCACGTAGCGCAAACGTAACAGTGACCTTCTGCCCTACCTTAAACATGTCAAGCTTGCTGCACACGTCTTGCGTCGCTTCAAACTGCACGTGCTCTGGTGTGGGATACTTCTCCGACGCTGGTGGGTTCGTTAGCCACACGATGCGCTTGCGGAATGTGTCGGTGACCTGCTCGGTAGTGCCGATGTAGTCGATGGTGCCTGTATAGGTGTAGTTCATTTCTTTGCTCCCTTTCTATTTGGTAAAACATCCCGCAGCACATCCAATGCTGCTAGGTATTCAGCGTCTGCCCTTGATAGATTGCCCATGTGCTCCATGATCGCAGCACGTTCGTGCCATTGCTCGAACTGCGTTTCGTTCATGCGCTCCACTAGCACCTGCGTGGCTGGCTTTGCATTGTAGGCAATCATGCTAGCTTCGACATCCTTGCGCTTCGGTGTCATCGGTTTGCTTTCTTAATAAAGTAGCGTGCAACCGTCTTGCCTGTGCTCGTCACGTACTCTTCCGTTTCGATCACGTGACCCATGCCACGCAGCTCTGCCACTCGTGCAGCAAGTCGCATGCACCCGTAGTCTGCGAGTGCGTCATATGGCGTGACCTTGCGTCCCTTGAGTAGGTCAGCTAGTAACAAGCTGTTCTGTGAGCCTTTACGTAGTGTGCTCATATCAAATCCATTGTTGAATGAAGAAAGGTTCTCGCATGTTGATGACAGGGCCGTAGAATGCCCAGACCGCCTGCACATCACGACGTGCTGCCAA